TCGCCCATCCGCATGCCAGCCATGCACAACAATCCGCACGCCAGCCTCGCGCACAAGCGGCAGCAACGGCGAGTCGGTGATCTTGCGCACGCGGGCCGCGACGTTCGTCCAGCTCGTGGTTTGCACGCCTAACACTTCGCCGCGCTTTATCGCCAGCAAATCAACAAAGCTCCACAGGTCAACTTTCCAAACCTTCATCGCCCCTGGTGCGCCGACCCGCTTCGTCTGCTCGACGACCTCCGCGTGATAGCCATGCTCGCGCAGCCATTGCATCGAGCGGCTGGTCGGAGATACCGAGCTCAATGCGTACTCCCCTTGCCGCGCGTCATCGTTAGCGGCTTTGGGTTTGTCGTCCAAAACTCGCTGATTTGGTTTGGCAAAGTAATGACGATTTCAACCATGACCGCCTGCTGCGCAATAGCTTGCTCGGTGACTTGGCGAAGACACTCAAGCACCAGCTCATGATCTTTTTCTGTGCTCAAAGCGCCTTCCTTTGCAAACTTCCCGCGCGAGCGTGTGAAACCATGCAACGCCGTGGTTGATGCGCAGCGCAGACGGATGTGTGCACACCAGCGCGGCGATGCTGATTCCCTCGGGACGATGCTGGCGGCTGTGAGCACATTGTTCGCACGGCGGCTTGTCGTCAGTCCGTCGGTTGTCAGTGCGTGGTGAGCGTTTCAAGAATCTTGACTCGCAGCTCGTGCGGGCAATGCTGAGTCGATTCCTCCAGCAGCTCGCGCAGCAACTCGCACCGCGATTGCCACTTGCCGATGGTGCGGGTCAGGTCCATCAACCGAGACTCCAACAGCGACACCTCTTCTGACAGCAGCAGAATTTCTGATCCAAGCATGTCAGCCCCCAATCTCAAAAATGTGCTTGCGGCTGGCGTCAAACCACAGCGGCGCACGGCCCCTGCCCGTCCAGGTGGTGCCGGTATCGGGGTCGCGGTACTTCGGCGCGACCTTGCGGGCAGCGGGTGTTGCGTTCTTTCGTTCAAACACATCATTCAACGAAATGTTGTGCAGACGAATCAGGTTGCGGACTTTCGCCAGCGCCTCGTCCTGCTCTGCGGCGCGGATCTCGCGAATTTGCTTTTCGATTTCTTCTCGTTGGGCAACAAGGTTTTCCAGCATGATTTCTCCAGTTTTTGGCAGGACCGCTGCCGCGGTTATGCGGGGATTTCTCGCCCCGGGTTGTGCAAGGCTTCGCACGCAATCTTGTAGCTGGCATGAGCAACAACTTGGTCGCCAGCGCGGTAACGCTCGATGACTTTGTAGGCCCACTGCGCCGGGTCTTTCTTTGGCGCGACCGACTCGCGGATGGCAGCCATCTGCACCGCGCCCGCAGCGATCTCATCAGCGGTGCGATCCGGCACCGGCAGCGCCTTCTGGTGCATCGCCTGCGGCAGCTTCGACTTCACAAGCTGCACAAACTCGGGCAACGTCGGCGGCCAGCCGGTACCTGTCTCCGCAAGCTCGCGCAGCGCATCGCCTACCGTCTGCATTGGGTACTTCGACAGCGCCTGGTGCCACACGAGCGCGCGCTCGGTTGCGTCACCGTTACCCCACGCAGTCGCCGTTTTCTGCGCGCCATAAATCGCAATGAAGCGGCTGAATAGCCGATCAATCGCGTGCAGCGGAAAGTCTTGGTGGCTCATCGAAGATGTCCAATGGTTGCGCGGTGTCGATCCGCAGAATTTTTGCGATTACGTCGGCCTGCTTGTCGAGCGCCGTCTTGCCGTATGCCGGTGCCGCGCGGATTTGCGCTCGCTCCTTGCGCACCCATGTCCGCCATGCGGCCGGCCACGACTTCATCGTCGAGCCGTGTGCCAGGTGGTAGTCGCGAAAGGCGACGGCAACAGTCCCGGCCGACAGATCCGGCCGCTCGGAGTCGCACCATGCAAGCTCGGCTTCGCTCGGAAAGTCAGCGGGTATCGCAATCGCACGAGAGCGGGGAGCGGCGTCAGCCGCGTCTGTTGCGCTCTCTCTCTCTTTTTCTTGGCTCTTGGTTCTTGGCTCTTGGCTCTTGGTTGGTTGCACAGTCGTTGAACGGTCGTTCAACGGTCGTTCAACGGTCGTTGCCTTTCTGCTTAACGCGGACGCTTTGCCGGCCTTAGATGCGTTGTCAGAAGCACGCCGGAAAGCCGCGATCTCCCGGTCGCAGCGCGAGTGCATCCAGGCGTCATCGGTCTGCGTGAAAAATTCGTTGAGCACGTCGCGCACCGCTGCGGCGTAATCCTTCATCCGAATCTTGCGAGCCAGCAAATCAACGTCCAACGGCAGCGGCTGCTCGGTCAGCATGTACAGATCGATCAGCCGGCGGTAAGCGCAGTCCTCTACCGGGTCAAGGTGCCCGGCATGGGTGGCGTAGTCGCCCAAATGGAACGGGTAGTAATTCACCGCTGTTGATCCTTCCGAATAACCCTAAATACGAAAGTCATTTGCCGGTAAGAATTCCCGGTAAAGTTTTCCGACAGGAGACGAGAAGACATGAAACAGCCCCCCCCCCGCGCGCGCGCACACAAGCGGCTAAATGTCAAGGCTCGCGCTATGAGCCAGTCGGTGCGCAAACTACTGTTCATGCGTACAGTCATTCTGGATAAAGATCGGGCCGCAACTGCTGGCGTGGCACGCCGCTGGCCCGCTCAACAGCAATCACTCGCTCGGCGGGCACCCGTTTCCACTGGTAGACGGCGCTTTTCGTCACGCCAATCAATGAAGCGAGCTGTGCCCACCCGCCAACGGCAATCGCGGCGTCTTTTAACGGGTCGTTGTTTGAGTTCATGTGCGTATTACAGCACAACTGTAAGACGGAATGCAAGTGAAACTGTATCGCCGGGATCAGTTTTTGCGTTAGCGTCACCGTATGACTATTGGGCAGCGGATGAAGTCCGCACGTTTGCAGGCGAGCAAGGGCCAGCGCGAGATCGCTGACGCCCTGCATGTGACTGTTGCTGCCGTGTCAAACTGCGAGAATGATCGAAACGCCCCGTCGATGGCCGTTGCCGTCGAGTTCTGCAAGCAGACGGGCGTAAGCCTGGACTGGCTGATTCTCGGGAAAGAGCCGACTTCTGGCTACGACAAGCGTATCCGCGACTTGCCGGATGCGCTGCGCGAGTACGTCGTAGAAGCGCTGCTGTTAGCAGAGCGTGTGCAGCTCAGTGCGCCAGCCAAATTCTTGCGCCCGCCGACAACAGACACCTATGCCGAGTTCTCAAAAGTGCTGACAGAGCTGGCAAAAAACATCGGCACAACGAAAGTCTGAATTTTTTTGTCAAGAATTTACAGTTTCACTTGACACACAGTACAGCAAGTCTGTACTATCTCTCCATGCCGCACACATCGCGGTGACAAGGAGAGATGATGGACATGAACACATTCTTTGAGCGTAGGAACAGCGCCAGCACACAGCGCGGCGAATCGCTGCAAGACGCCCGAGACGCATGGGCAGCCAACCGCGCTACTCAAATCATCGAAGTGCTGGCAGGCATGACCAGCAACGGCCGCGCCGTCTACCCGTCGATGTTGCTTGTCAAACCTCGAGACTCCAAAACGGTCGGCGGCAAGACCGAAGTGAGCGTGTTTGAAGAATTCGGCTGGTGGCTGGGCGAGAACACCGACCTTCTGACTGGCGCAAACACCCGCGATCTTTTGACGTGCCCCATCAGGACGGACATCAAGCTCTTTCGTCAGTTTGCCGACGAACACGCGGACTTTGAGGTTGGCTGCATGTCCGACGATTGGTTTGCAGACGACGCAGATTGGGAGGCGGCATGAGAGGCGCTTCTTATTTCGGTGGCGGCATGAAACCCGTAGACGCCAACCCTTATCGCGGAACCCGCCAGGACGGCGTGCGCAGGCATGACCAATCGTGGTCTGAGCTGTCCAACCTTGCAGACGAGCTGGACAACGAGCTGCGTGGCATGGGCGGCATTCTCAACGCTGCGCTGCTTGGCGCGGTTGCGTGGGCCATTTTCGGTGGCGTGCTTGTCATTTTGTGGGGGCTGATGTCATGAAAGTTTACCAAGCAATTGCCGCCGTCGCGGCAACAATGGCCGAGCAAGGCATTGGCAAAGATCGCAACAACCAGGCGCAGGGCTACAAGTTTCGCGGCATTGACGACGTTTATAACGCCCTTGGCAAAGTGCTTGCCGCCAACGGGCTTGTCGTCTTGCCGCGAGTGTTGAGCCGCGAATGCGTTGAGCGCCAAACCGCCAACAACCGGGCGTTGTTTTATGTAGTTGTTGAGGTCGAGTTTGATCTTGTTGCGGCTGAAGATGGCAGCAAACACACCGTCAAGACGTATGGCGAGGCAATGGACAGCGCCGACAAAGCCACCAACAAGGCAATGAGCGCGGCCTACAAGTACATGGCTTTCCAAGCGTTTTGCATCCCGACCGAAGGCGACAACGACGCAGATGCTCACACGCCAGAAGTAACGCCGCACAAGCCCGCAGGCCGGATTGACAACACCGAAGGCACGATGGTGCTGGACTCGCTGCGCGAAGCGGCTAAGGGCGGGTTGGACGCGCTACAGGAGCGGTTCAAAAAAATCCCCAACTCGGCGACAAAAGCCGCTGTCTGGGAAAAGCACCAGGGCGAACTGAAAAAGACCGCTTCCGACGTTTCGCTATTTGGCGGCGATCCGCTGGCCTCTTTCCCGACGCTGAAAAAGGTGACGGCATGAACGAGCTTGAGATTGAAGCCGCGCTGCGCCAGCTGGTCGACATGGTGCGCAGGATGGATCCCGATTACACGGCGGCGCACGGCCTGCCGCAAACCACGGACGAGGAATACAACGCCGCGCTTCAACGGGCCGAGGATTGCTTAGACATTTTGGACGAACTGCAATGAATGACGCAGAAAAAGCCGCATGGCTTAGTCAACGCTGCGGGAAGCTCACCGCTAGCCGCATGGCCGACGCGATGGACTTGACCGCAAAGGGCTTGGACAGCGCCAAACGCAAAGCGCTGAAGGTGGAGCTGTTGGCCGAAAGGTTGACGGGCGACACCGTGCCGCATTTCGTCAACAGCTTCATGCAATGGGGTCTCGAGCAGGAGCCGGCGGCAAAGGCCGCGTACGAGCTCGCGTCGGGTCAGATGATCTTGCCCTGCGGGTTTTACGACCACCCGCAGATTGCCGAGTTTGGCGCAACGCCAGACGGGTTGGTTTCAGGCGGCGTGATCGAGTTCAAGTGCCCGCAGACGACTACGCACATCACTTGGCTGCTGGCTGGTGGCGTGCCGGATCAGCACCGGGCGCAGATCCTTGCGCAGTTGGCTTGCACCGGGCGCGAGCGGGCGGTGTTTGTGAGCTACGACCCGCGCATCCGCGATACGCGCAAGTCGCTGCACATCGTGGAATGGGTGCCAGCAAAAGCAGAGATTGAGGCGGTGGAAGAGCACGCCCGCAAGTTTCTTGCGGAAGTGGAAATGATGTTTCAACAACTTACGGAAAGGGAAGCAGCATGAGCTACGACAACACAAACAAGGGAATTATCAGCAAAAACACGCGCAAGGAAGCGGACACGCACCCCGACATTAAGGGCCAGATCAATGTGGACGGCGTTGAGTTTTGGCTTGACGGTTGGCTGAAGCAAAAGAACGACGGCACCGGCTCGTTTTACAGCCTGAGCATTAAGCCGAAGAACCCGCCCGCAGCGCCTGCAAAACCCGCGCTGAAGGCCGCGCCGAAGCAGATGGCCGACATCGACGACGACATCCCGTTTTGATATGGCGTTTGATGAGGAGTGGTATCAATACAAAAGAAAAGACGGCAAGCCGGGTCGATGGCTTAGTCGGCCAGGCCCGAGATATACCCCGCTCAAAACCTGCGATCGGTGCGGGGTTTTAAGCACGCCAAAGAAAGTGCAATGCCGAAATGATGTGTGGGGCTGGAATCGCGTGGATCGAGATGACTACACAACACCGTCGAAAAATTTTTTGTGTATGGGGTGCTGGAACAAAATTCGCCCGCTTGTGCGGCGTGCAGATGAAGCCGAGGAAACACGACTGTTTATTAACCGACTGCTAAGGACATTGACTCATGAGCGGAAACAAAGCAATCAAAACCACGGGCGAGCTGCGGGACTTTTTGGCAATGATGATGGTGGGCGTAAAGAACGGCGATCTGGACTTAGACAAGGCGCGGAACATCACCAAGCTGGCGTCGCAGATTAACGAAAGTTTCTATGCCGAAGTGAAGGTGGCGAAGGTGCGGGCCGAAGCGGGAGACGCGATGCCGACGCTGGGCGCAATGCTGGTGGGTAATGAACCGCAATGAGCGAACTTGAACAAGCTGCGCAAAACGTATTGGCCGAATGGAATTCGCCTGTATGGGGCCAAATGCGTTTGGCAATGGAGCGTTTAGAGGCCGCGCTTTGTAAGCACGCCGAAACAGTTGATGACGTCGATGCCGAACAATTGGCGGGAGAGCCGCAATGACCCTACCCGACACACCACACCGAGACGCGCTGCGCCTGGCCGTCGCCCAAGCCGTGCTGGAGCTAAACCGCTACGCCACGCAAACGGGCGACACGCGGTTTGACAGCAACATGGTGGCGCTGGCTAGTGCGCTTGCAAATGACGAGCGCGAGATCAGGACGCGGCTGGAGATGGCGAGATGAGCTACTTAGAGAAAGCAGCCCGGCAGGCGCTGGATGCGCTGGAAAACCTTGGCAGGCACACATCTGAGCGTGAGTGTGACGAAGCAATCACCGCACTCCGCGCCGCCCTCGCCCAGCAGGCCGAGCCGGTGGTTGAGAAAATGAACACTAACCAAGGAGAAACAAAATGACCGAAGTTATCACTATCAACGGCGTTGAATACGCCCCCGTAAAACCCGCTAGCGGCACTCGTGCGGTTGTTGTTGTTGATCGCGGCTGGATTTTTGCAGGCGACGTTATGCGCGAAAACGGGCGAATCCGCATTAGCCGCGCAGTCCATGTTTTCAAGTGGGAGTCCATCGGTTTTGCAAAGATGGTCGAAACAGAAAAAGCCGACCTTCGTCCTATCGCGGATGTTGATATGCCTGAAGGTGCAGAAATTTTCTGTGTCCCGGTCCACGACCGGTGGGGTCTGTGATGTTTAAGCCAATCGGTGTCGGAAACGGTTACGGAAACGGGTATGGCGACGATTATGGCTATGGCTATAGCTACGGCGACGGCTGTGGCTACGGCGGAATCTACGGTAATCGCTATGGCGACGGTTATGGTGGTGGTGACGGCCGTGGCATTAATGACGGCCACGGCCAAGGGTACGGGTACGGGTACGCGTACGGGTGCGGGTACGGGTACGGGTACGGGTACGGGTACGGCAACGAGTACGGCCACGGCTATGGCACGGTTGGAAGCGGGAGGGGCAGGCGATGAGCGACCTTGAGAAAGCGGCGCGGCAGGCGCTGGATGCGCTGGAAGCGGCCCACGATGAATTACTTGTATCTGGTGCTGACGAAGATTTCTTTCGGTATTTGGAGTCGCAAATCACCGCACTCCGCGCCGCCCTCGCCCAGCAGGCCAAGCCGGTGGTTGACAAAGCGTTGACAAATGCCGAGCCGCAGGTTGACAAAGAGCAGGCTGAGCCGGTGTGTCCGATATGCAGCGACGCAGACAATGGCGAAGTGTGCAGCACCAAACCTTGCGGGCTAGATGGGCGTGCGCTGATGTTTGGCAACGAGCAGCAGGCCGATCCGGTGGCGTGCGTCTGCGGCGACTCGACACAACTGGGTATTGTGCATCGCGCAGACGGGCCATGCTTTGCGCCTGTGCCTCCCAAATCGTTTCGTGTGGGATATATGACCGGATACGACGATGGTCAGCGTGAGCTAAGGGAGAAGCAGCAGGCCGGGCCGCGGGACGACGACGGCAACCCGAGCTTCTGACATGGCTCTTGTTAGCACGCCCCAAGAAACATTCCTTGGGATTGAAGAAGCCGCGCAGGCATTGCAATGCAGCGTTGACCACCTGGGAGAGCTGGCCGCTGCTGGAAAGGTGACGGGCGTCAAGGTTGGGCGGGCTTGGGTGTTTCTGGCGACGGATTTGGTGGCATTCTTGCGAGCCAAACACAAGGAGAGCGAGCAATGCGCGTCTACGCCCGTGGTTCGCACTGGTACGCGGACATCCGTGGGGTCGCGGGCGTCGAACGAACTCGCCGAGTTGTTGGGGCCGTCGCGGATCTCACGCAAGAGCAGGCAAGAGTCGAAGCGTACAAACTTGCCGCAGCGCTCCAGCCAGTCGCTGATGCTGTTGCGGCAGGAGTCGTAACCTTCCACACCGCGCTACTGGTTTGGCTCAAGCTCAAAACGCGAGGCCGCACCGACAAATCGGTTGTGCGCGTAATTTGCGAAGAATGGCCGGATTGCCCACTTGAGCAAGTCACCAACGCACAGATGGCCGTCCGACTAGGCGACTTGGAAGATGGCACCTATGACCGCTATTTGTCGGTTATCAACGCCGCACTAAATGCCGTCGATTGGCCCAAGCGACTGACAAAACGAAACACGCCCCGCGGCAACGCCCCCAGGTATTTGTCGCCGCAAGAATGGGCGCGACTAAAACCCGCCTTGCCCGTTCACTTGTTGCCAGCAGTCGAATTTGCGCTTGCCACCGGGCTGCGCCGGGCAAACGTGTTTGGGCTGGAATGGCCCAACGTCAACTTAGACAACCGCACTGTCACCGTTTGGGCACGGCGGGCTAAAGGCAAGCGCACGTTGCACTTGCCGCTGTCGGATTGGGCGGTTGCTGTGTTGCGCGGCCAAGTTGGCAAACACGATCTAGTGGTGTTTCCGTACACGCGCGTCACTTCTCGCAGCACGACGCACAAAGCGATGGTCGATCCAAAAACGGCATGGGGCGCTGCGTTGGCTACGGCGGGCGTGGTTGACTTTCGCTGGCACGATCTTCGGCACACATGGGCCACTTGGTCGGTGCAGGCCGGAATGCCGCTGAAGGTATTGCAGGAGCTGGGCGGTTGGGCCACACTTGATATGGTTCTTGTGTACGCACATGCCGCGCCGAGTGTGCTTCAGCAATGGGCAAATTCGGTCACCGACCCGGCAAAAGGGCACACAAGGGCACTAGATGCCTCAAAAGCCGCATGAATGCTAACTGTCCGTCGCTCTCCTAAGGGGAGGGTCGCACGTTCGATTCGTGCCGGGGGCACCAAAATACAAGGGTTTTGGCGGTAGTAGACGCTAACCTGAATGAGCAAATATCAGGCACAAACGGGCACAATCGGTATCAGAAGGGCACAGCGGGGGCACAAGCTACCGCGCTTCCAAATACAAGCCGACGTTGCTCACCGCATACCCGGCAAACGCCAGCGCCAGTCCGGGCTTGCCAGACAGGTAAAGTTGCGCGGCAATAAAGGCGTAGATCAGGCCAACCAAAGCAATAAGGTTTGCGCTCATACTTCAAGCACCTCGCCGCGAAATTCGACTTTGCCCTCGGCCAGCACGCTGACAACCTCCGGCCACAGCAGCCGCCCATCGCGCCATGTCAGCACTACAAAGCCGCTGCGCCAGTCGGCGGGCGAGTCCTCGCGGTAGCCAAAGGCTTCCCATTCCGGCTCGGCCAGCATCCCGGTGTCTACTCCATAGCTTGTCGGCTTGTCGGCGTAGGACGACAGCGGCATCACCTTCATTGAGTGCAGGTGGCCCGTGACAAACGACATCCCGAGCGCACCCTTGACGTTATTCGCAGGCGCATACATGCCGCCTTTAAACCGGTGCTTGATCACCGTGTTGTCGTTGACCCAAAGCGACCACGCAAACTCCCAACGCGGGAATAACCTGCGCAGATCCATTGCATCCATGTCGGCCAGCGCGGGCGCTGCGGACTGGATGTAGCTGTGCAGACGGATGTCGTGGTTGCCGAGCGTCCAGATGCGCTTAGCGCCCCGCGCCGCATCCGCGATCTCGTCCATGCGCTCATCAACCGCACGCAGCTCGGCGGCAGGCGTGGGCGGCTCAGTGCCGAATAGCTTGGGCCACCGGCTGATGCCAGCGCCGTCGAGTGCATCGCCGTTGCAGACGACGACAGCGGGCCGCAGCTCGGGCAGCAGCTTCAACAGCGCACGATTAGCGGTGCTGATGCAACCTGGTTGAAAGTGCGCGTCTGAGAAGACGACAATGCGCCCGTCCTGCATGTCAATCTTCAGCCTGCCGATAGACTCGTGCGTCACCGGCATCGGCATCAGCCGGGCCTCGCTTTTGTGGGAAAGCGGCGCAACGCCGATGGCCCGCAGACGGGTTGTCATTGCTCGCGTTGACATCGAAAACATTTTTGCAAGCTCAGTCGGCGATGTCGTTATTTGCATCGCCTTCACAAGCGCTTCGTCCTGCACTTTGCGGGCAACCATCACGCCTCCAGCTTGCCGCTGACGGCGAGTGTTTCGATTGACTCAATCATGCCGCGCGGGATTTCGGTCACATGCGCGTGGCCGCCGTCGGTCAGCGTGGCAACAAGCTGGCACCAGTCGTCGCCTAGGTGCGTGA